TAGTTTGCTCTATCTAAAGTCAAGTACAGCGTACCAATTTCCTGATCAACGGTGTCGTTGTTTTGTTGTGGGAAACCCCATGAACCACCTGCAACACCCCACTTGAAGTTTGAAGATTGCCAGTCATAGTATTCTCTGTCCATCCATCTGTACATACCATAAATCTCAAGTGACTTCATCTTAGCGTGAATAGCATTGGCGTACGTCTCATTAGATACGTGGTTGAATAGGTTGGTGTGCTCAATCTTAACATCGTAAGATCCTTCATAAGGTAGAGCAACAGCTACCTTCAACATATCTTCTGTTTCACCTGTTAAAACTTGTGACCAACCCTTAGGGCCTGTAATTGTCCAAGTCGTTTCATATACGTCTCTCTTCCACCAGTTATTCCAAGTTAGGTAAGTTACTGCGTCAGCGTCAATCCAAGTGAACTCAGCATCGTCCCATGTGTCAGGGAAGGACTTACACTCTAACTGAACCGGAGCACCAACGGGAATCTCTTCAAAAGATTCTTGGAATGTTGATCTATTTAATTCGTAGTAACTAGTATAGAAATCTTCAGTATCAGAATATAGGGTTGACATATCAACTACTGACAATGCCGAAAAGTCCTGTGCTTTACCAGTGTAAAGGTCTGAAACTAATCTCAGATCTTCAATAAAAGGTTCTGTCTGGTGGATCTCAATGCGAGGATCAATACCCGCTACGATAGTATCGATAGGATTCTGGTTATTCCAGATGTTGGTGTTATATGAATAGAAGAAGTCCGCTTCACCGATGATGTCAATTATCTTGGCATTTAGCGGAAGGTATTCTCTTTGGAGTTTGTTTTTAAGGCCATATAGTTTGATTAGAACTTCGTCGGCTGTGAAGTCAAAAACTTCATCAACCTGTGGAGTGTCCCACTGATCGAAGTTACCGTTAGGCGTGTTCAACTTATAGTATAGTCCAAAACGTGAAGTCTTCTTGTATGACGATGAAGGCAGTTGAATACCCTTTAGCTTATTAGATACGTAAGAACCTTTTGACGATGAAGGTACTTCAAACGCCTTTAACTTACCAAACATCGGTGATCTATCGTCAACGACCAACCAGTACTCTTTCAAAGTTAGGTTGTTATAACCAAAGAATTTGATGGCGTTAATCAGTGCCTTATAAGTACCAACGAATGGTTTAATGTTTGACAGTTCGAGTAGAAGTTCCTTTCTCTTACGGTTTAAAAGCTTCCAGTCAGTTCCAACCTCGTTAATGTCATGATCTTTGAATAGGAACTGATCTGCGGTTGAAAGTGATGCGCCAAAGTTTGAAAGTAGAACACCCAATCTTTCGTCCTCTCCAACTGTTTCACCATAGAAGTGAATGATAGCAACAACGTGATCGTCAATGGTGTCAATCAAATATAGATCTCTACGGTGTGAATCGTCACGATCTGAGTTCAATGCAACGTTAACTTGCAGGGCTTCTTTAGCGTATGAATTTCCAAGGGTGTGAATACCCGATGTAGTTGAAACCGCGACTGAATTGTCTTGTGGATCTAAGATCTGAGAAGTTAGAGTTTCAACGTAAGGATCACCGTCAACCAACTTAACATCAACTAAGTTAATGTCCTTTGAAGACTGATACCAATCTCTCCATTCTAACTTAAATTGAGAACCGATGTTAGATCCAATTGGTTTGACCAGCGCTGAAGCCCCAAGAGAATTGTACGCTTCTTCTAAGATGAATAGGGACACTGATTCATATAATCCTGTAGATACCTCATCCATGTGAATGTATCCCTCAAACACTTCTAATGTGCTGTCGTATTCCAACTGCACTTCATAGCTTGTACCATTAAAGAATCGTAATCCTGAGTATCTCATTACTTAACTTTCAAATAATCCTTTGGCATTGCGAATGCCTTAAACAGTTTTAATTGTGTTACCGCTCTCGTTGAAGTAACAAACATATCTTGAATGAACTCAATGAAATCTTTCATTGTTTCCTTTCTTTGAATGTGAGGTGATAGACCCTTAGTCATAAGGTCGTATGAGTAATCCCTGCCCTCGTTTAATTTATAATCGTTGGCACTCTTGGTCACGTTATACTTTTTACCAAGCTTATACTTATAAAGGTCTTTGTATAGATCGCTCATTAGATTGACTTTCTATTTGCTGATTGAATTTGAGTGAAAACAGTTCTTGGGATTGGCTTAGCAAAGCTAACTGAAAGAGCAGCGGCTTCTCCAATCTTAGCATCGTCTAAAAGGGTTGAACCTGTTCTATCGGCCCATCCACCTCTAAACATTGCAACTTCTTCTTTACCCAAAACAATATCACCAAATTCATCAAGACCAGTAACGTCTATTTTAACGTCGGCTGGAATTCCATTAACCGCATTAAATGTCACAGTATTTGAAGTAACAGTTTTCTTGAAGAATAGAATTCTATTCTTACCATTTCCTACATCTTCTAGAACTGGAGTCTGAGGAGTGATAGTTGTCTGAGTGACAGTATATGAACCTGTTCTTAACGCGTCTTCTTCTGACTTAGATAGAAACTGTATGTTGACCGAGTCAATGCCATCAATGCCTTCTAGAAGAGCAACAATATCGGACTTAGGTAATCTGTCTCTCCTTGTGATAGACATCAGATATGTTGAGATCTTTCTTCTGATTTCAGCTAAAAGTTGAATCTCATCAAATCCTTCAAAGTGACGTACCCATACATTCATTGCATATAGCTTTGGAGTTGGATCAACGAATGAGATCTCAGTTGTTACCATTTGCTTGCCTGAAAGTTCAATCGCTTCTCTAATACCTTCTAGTTCAGATTGCGTAAAGAAGAACTCTTCGGTTGGAATTGAGAAGTAGTCTTGATTTGACTTCAGCTTTGACTTAACATCAGGTAAAAGGAAAAGGTAGATGATGTTGTCATCGTCTAGATACTGATCGTCAGTCTGTGAATATGCATCAACGTAAGAGAACATGTTATATCTTGCCAGAAAATGTTCATAGTTCTCTGGCGTTGCAAGTACAAATGATTTAGACGCTAGAGGTGCAATCAACTTTGTGAATTCAATTGATTCAGGATCTGCTCCCATTTTTGGAGATGCAGTACTTCTAATTTCTAATAGTTCATTTAAATCAAACTCGTTACCTACAGAATCATAACCCGGATCAATAAACTTATATGTAATATCAGGTGAATCGCCTAGATTACCAGCCTTACCCTTTGTCTTAATGTAAGTAATTTCAATGACAGCACCGTTATTAGGAATTTGACCAAAGTTACCGTTACCAAAGAATAGGTCAATACCACCTGTGATTCCAGTTTTGATTACAACGCCTTTAGTTGAAGCATTCATATCGTATAAGGATTCGTATGCTGTCCACTTTTCGCCATTAACAGAAACATCTACCATGTCATGTGCAGAAATGCCGCCAGTCTGAATGTTAAAGGTTTGAAAAGGTTCTCCTGAACCTGTGACGTTCTGTGTTTGTGTTTCTCCTTGAACAACAGGAATTTTAATGTAACCACCTAACGCCTTTGAAACGCTAATTAAATCAGTTGATGATCTTAAAATATAAATCAAAGAATTATTGTTAGATCTAATCTGAGAATTAGCGTTCAGATATAAAGTGTTACCTGCAATTTCAGATTGCATACCCGGTTTCCAACCGATTTCAACTTCACCTAAAGCAGCAAATCCTCTGGTAGGATCGTGACCAGCCAATCTAGCTAGTCCATAGATGGACTCAGGCTGTTGGGCTGTGAGGATGTTTTGTTCAACTGTCGCGTCTTCAATGTAATAGAAGATCATGTTGGTAAGCTCTGAAGCTACCTTAACCATCTGAGAAAAAGGCGATGCAGTAGTAAAAATACTTTCAGCATTACCATAAACCCTGCTCAAATAGGTTCTAACGTCATGTTGAATCTGTGTTACCGCAACTCTAGCAGTGTCAAGAAAGTTGAATTGAGCCATGTCAGACGTTTATTAGTTTACATACACTTGAACCTGATACTTAGAATCAAGTGTAATGTTTATTTCCGCAATATCTCTGATTGTACCTTTATAAAAGGAAACATTCGTTGATACTCTATATTTTCCAGCCAATGGAACGTATCTGTTAATTTGATCTTCAATGGTAGAAGTTATCATGCTCTCATTGTAGTTAAGAGTATAGATCAAATCTTCAAGATTCGCACCAAAATCTGGTTCGCCAAGAACATCACCCTTTCTAGTGAACAGAATAGTTTCAATCTGTGTGATGACCTTAGCGATCTCACTCTCAGAATGAACCTTATAAGGATCGTAGTTAGGATCTCCTTCCGCTCTAACGTAAAATTCCATGGCTATCTTTATATATCAATTTACGAGTGCATCATCCAGTCTGTGCCCTCATCTGTTTTAATTTCTTCAATTACTTTATCAAGTTCATCTTGACCCATTGATTGAATAATGTCAGCGTTGATTGTAATTCCACCTGGAAGGTTATAACCAAAGATTGCCAACTTTTGACCTAGCGAAATCATCACTTTAGCCGCAACGTATCTGAAGAAGACTTCATCTGCGAATAGTGCACAATCTGGAATGGTCTCATAAATCTCAAGAACAATTGGTTTGGTTGGAGTTTGACCAGTGAACTTTAATTCATGGGTTTGTTGAGAATAATGAAACGATAATGGGTTCTCAAGAATCTGACGAGCCATATCAAAGAAAGATTCATTGATAACAAAGTATTGTAGGTTTTCAGCACCAGCCACAATTGAAGCACCACCCGAATATAACGAACCAAACAGGGCTCTTTGAACATCAAAGTCACCTGTTGTAAACGTAATAGCTGAACCAGCGCCGTATCTTGATCCAATTTCAGCAACCGCAAAAACCGAATAAACCTCGTTACCACCCGTTGCAGGATTCTCTTTAGGTAGGGTCAGTGATCTGCGCTTTCTAAAGTGATCAGTATCAAATGCTTCAACAGGAATGTATAAAAAGTTCTCAGTAACTGAATACTCATAAGTCTTGTAGAACCATTTCTTTGCACGCTTAATGATGTTATAAATCTCTGACTTAGGCAGGTTCATAGGAATCATACACGCACCTGTAACGTGGCTTCCAATTTCGTCGATAAAATCGTTTAGGCAATTTGCATCATATTCCGGTGGAGTGGTTAGATTGTCTAAATCACCAATAAAAATATCACCCATTTCTTTAGTTTATTTTTGTTGAGTTGACCACCTCAGTCTTATCAAACTTGGCGAACTTCTCACTATATTTACCCTCTCTAAAAATACCACCTGTCATGGTACCTTTAAAGACGCTATCTGTTCCAAACACATAGCAATCATTTAGTGTACAACTACTATGAGTATAACACGATTGAACCTTAGATCCATCTATTTGTGTAGATTGATACAGATTACTTCTTTGAATGTCAGATCCCTCAATTTGGCATCTATAAAAATCGCTTAAGATGGCTTCACCTCTAAATTTGCAATCTACGAATTCATAACCTTCTAGACCGTGTGCACCTAAGAAAACACCATCTTTAACCTGAACTCTTGAGCGATCAGTGTCGTAGTTGATTTTACCTTCTGTCATTCCACCTTCTGAAATAAGTCTTACGACTTGAGTTTTAATGTTAGACCAAAACATATCAATGGTTTCTCCATGATTCTGAAGATCAAGCGTAAAATCAATCTTTTGAAAATGCTTAAAGTTACGATGATCTTTGTATAGATCATAGATCTTTTTCATTTTAGACATGATTCTTCTCAACTCTAATCGGTTTAACTCGGTTAAATTAGGATTCTTACATGTATTCCATAGTTGGATCAAAAAATTATCAAGTAGAAGTAAAATGGTAGATGTTTTCTTTTCGTAATCCTTACCACCCAAGTATCTAAATTCTAAGTATCCTTTTTCTTGCTTTAGAAAGTTGACACCATAGTACTTAGTGTCAGGGTATTTGAACTGCATTTTTGAGATGTGATTCTCATCAAAGTTAAACAGTTCATTTTTAGGTAGAATGTACTTAATAGATTTCGCGTAAACCAGATCTCTACGTTCTGGAAAGTGCTTATACACTTGTTCCTCTTTGAAGTCCAAGATGAACTTCAGGGTGTTCATGTGTGTGATGAAGTTTGAACCTACCACATTCTTGTCAAACGATACATTAAGGTGAATACCGGCCCTGTCAGTTGTGTAACCGTTTTCTGAGATCCAATGTAGCATCTTAATGATGATCAATCTGGCGTCAGAATATGGCAAAGCACCGGTCACCATTTCAATGAGACCTGCGCCACCTGACATGTCAGGTTCCATCTTAAACACTTTGGCGCTAGGTTGAAAGTCTGAGTGCGCCTTTTCTTCTACCTGAATCTTACGACCTAAGTATTGTCCAACCATCTCAGCGGTTTTCTCAACACTGTGGTTAGAATAAAATTCAAATTCAATACCACAAAACGCGTGGAGAAGAATGTCTTTATTGGCCTCGTTTAACATGCAGAAGATACTATCTTACTATTTAAGTTTATATATCTATAGCGCTATACAGCGATTAAGACACAAGCCCAGTTATCGAAACAACTGGGCTTGTAATTAAGCTATTGCAAAGGATTAAGCTCCGATAACTCGCAAGAATACTTTCTTGGTGTCTTCGTCAACTTTAGTAACTTCTACTACAATCTCTTGACCCTTTTGGAAAGTGTCTTTTAGCACAGTACCTTCTGGGAATTCAGAGATGTGAGCCATACCAACGACTGAACCGTGAACAGCGATAAACAAACCGTAATCTTTAATTGATCTGATAGTTGCGTGTTCAACTAGGGTAGGTAGCTTTAAACCCTTAGTGAATTCCTCCCATGAATTATCGATCTTAACTTCAGTCTTTTCCTTCTGAGTTAGAATGATCTTTTCATTAGTAACAATCTCCTTGATCTTGAATGTAACTTCATCACCTGGATTGATAGTACCATTCTTATGTGTGTTGAACAGGTCAGATGATAGATCGTTAACGTGAATCATACCAGTCAAACATCCATTGAATTCAACGAATACACCATACTTTGCAGTACCTGTAACGCTACCTGTGATTTCAGCGTCAATGTTATTCTTAAGATCTTCAATTGCCTTAGGAATCATGGCCTGCAGATATTTTCTATGAGATACTACGATTGTACCTTTCTTAGATGAGAATGAATCAGGAACAACGTACATTTGAGTACCTACGATTGAGCTAAAGTCATGTAGTTTGTTGATACCTGCGAGTGAACCTGGCATGAAGCACTGAATTCCTTGAACAAGAACTAAGTAACCTCCACCTGGAATCATTTCCTTAACAGTACCTAGGTATGCGGTATCTGCATCTTCAGCCGCTTGTCTAAGTTCTGCAAATACTCTTTGACGTGTACCTTCGGTGATTGATGCAAGCGCATATTCTCTAACGTCAGTCTTGTCACTTAGGACTTTAACTGTGACGTCGTCACCTGGTCTAACGTCAGCGATGATATTCTTATCTTCTCTTGACAAATCAATGTATAACATTTCACGGTAACCAATGTCGACAGTAGCCCATTTCTCGCTCATCGAATGGATCTTACCAGTTTCAATAGCTCCTTCGGTTAATTCAGAGATGGTTTCTTCAAACTGAACCGTAGACAGTAAATTATACATGTCCTGTGCATAAGACTCGTGGCAGTACACGATGTCTTTGTGGGAACCAGTCTTGATTTTAGTGTTGGCCTTAAGCTTAGTGTTGTAGTGAGACTCGTATCGGTCCCAGTCAAATTCACCAGTTGGCGTTAAGAATTCGTCTACAGATGAAGATTCAAATTCATCTAGGTTGACTTCTACCTCTTCTTGTTCAACTTCAACTACCTCGACTTTAATTGTCTTTTTGTTTTCGGTGTTTTGAAGTCTTTTTCTTTTAGTACCGTTATTGGTACTGTTGTTTTGATTTGTCATTTATGTTTAATTTAAAGGTGTAAAATAAAATACTAGTTATATAACTCACTTCTTTTTGTAGCGCTTGTCAGCGGTGTCTAGGGCTTGTTTAACCGCCTTTTCAATGGCCTGATTAGCAGCTTGCATTAAAGAGGTTGTTAGAGTAAAAGATAGATCAGCAACATTATTAATGCCTTCGGCTTTTGCTTTTTCATTTGAGGCCTGAACATCAGGGTCATCGTTTTTAGTTTCTATCTTTTTAACAGTATCCATGCCAAATGAAGATGAAATACTTTTGTACCACTCTAACGCAGCGTCACCATAGGTAATGTTGCCCTTTAATTGTTCTCTATACTGTTTGTCTCTATCCGTGTATTTCTTAGGTTTAGATGATCCACTTCCCTTTTGGCCACCACCGCCTCCACCTGCATTAGCAGCGTTGTCAGTGTTCATGTTATTTCCACCACCGCCGTCAGTTGCGTTTCCAACACCCGTGTTATTCGTATCTTTACCGTCAGCCATTTTAGTTAACTTTTACTTTAGTTGATTTGGTAGGTGGAATCTTTGCTGCAATAGCAGGAATTGCAGACGCTAAATTTGTCGAGGCTATTCCAGCACTTAGCGCGACGGACTGCAATGGGGGTGCCAGGGGCGCCGCGCTTAAAACCGGTAGTGCCGCTGCAAAAGAACCTGCGACTGCAAGGGACCCTATGCTCTGCGTTAGTCCGGTTAGATCAGATGCTAGTGTTTGCAAAGTATTCATAATTTCATTAAGAGCCTCCTCGTTTTTATCACCTAATACTGCGGGTTCTTCTGAACCTCCTCCCATTCCAACGAGATGTAGCAAGTCAGCTGCTTGAAATAAACCTTCTCCAGCTGAGCCAATTAGCTTAACGCCTTCAGATGAATTCCAATACAGCTGCATTCTTGACGGGTCATAGAAAAGCGATACCACTCCCATGGCACCGTTAGCAGATACCATATCTGAAACCTCTTGGCGAGCTTTAGCCTGAAAGAAATAAACTGGAGTGTATAGGTTTCCATTATCAAACCTAACAGAAACAATATCACCTACTGCCGGAACTGCAAACTGTCCGTGCGAATCATTAGAACCACATAGGGCCCATGGAAGATCTTCATCTGGAATCAGATCAAACTTACCAAAAACGCGTATCCTACAACGGCCCTGATTTGAAGGATCTTCGTTATTAACGATTTCTCCTAACCAGTGCGAATCTCTTAAATTGTCTTGAAAAAGCTCTTTAATAGAGTCCATTATTCGTAGTTGTTTCCAAGGTTAGACTTCGTGTTAGCTGCTTCGCTTATATTATTTATCATTGGAAATATGGAAGCAATCGAACCCTGTCTTAGCGCAGCACCAACGGTGGCACCATCAGCTCCGAATATGTTTGTCACAATTGACTGTTTAAATGAAGTGGCTGCATCTTTCGCAACGCCTTCTGCTAATCCAAAGGCGTTATCCACTATTCCTCCTAGACCACCTGCGTAACTATCTAACTCGTTAATTGTTTGCTGATAAGCTCTTTCAAGTTCACTACCATAAATGTTATTTGGATTATAAACCTTTTTGATCGGATTATTTTCTCTGATAGCATCAGTTAAATTATCGAGCGTGTTATTTGCAACTTGTCCAAGGTCTTGTGAAAGTCTATCGCCAAAACCCTGAATCTTATTTCTAGAGTCTGAATTTCCTCCAGCTCCAAGATCACCGGTGCTCTCGGTCATAATACCCTGCAAGTATGAAGACGCAGTTTTCTTAATCGTCTCGTAACTAATTTCAATTTTAGGAGTAGGGGGTTCAGGGGCTGAATTATTTAGAGCCTCAAAGGTTTCTTTTGCAGATGCTATATTGAATTGACAAAAATTAAATTCAAATTGAAATAAAGGCTTGAAGTCACCTGTGATGTTTTGGTTTATCTGCTTTGTACCCGCTACTCTCCTGCTAACTTCAGTGTTAATATCTCTGACCTCAGATACTAAAACCCACATTCTAAATCCTCTAAGATTTTTTGGTAGAACTTGAGTCCACGCATTAAAATCGTAAGCAGATTCTCTGTACAAATCCATTAATCCCGAAATAGCAAGATTAATGCTTTCATTACACGTAATTACTAATTTCGCCTCTGTTCCACCCCAATACGGTTCTAACATATTGAAGTCAAATACTCTACTCATTCCATCTAGTGAAACCCAATACCACGGCATTTCACGATTAATTAGCAATAGAGTGTCAATAAAGTCTTCAAGCTTTTTGGCTCTTTCAGGTTCTTTATAGTGCTCTCTTAGCGTTTTAACCGCAATGTCCTTGTTGAAAAGAGGAGATGTAGTATCGAATAAAATAGTAAAGCTCAAATACGTGGGATCCTGATAAGGGTTCTTTGAACTCTTACCAAGTAATCCTTTTCTAAATTGAAATTGATTTGTATTAGCGGCCATAATCTATATATTATTTTCCGTTAGCAGCGACGGCAGCACCAGCTCCAAGAGTAGAACCAAGCTTTCCTTTCTTTTTCTCTTCTTTCTTAGCCATTTTTTCAACTACCTGTTGCCTAACTGGCCATTCTTTTCTAGATAAATGAAGAACCTGTGAAATTCCTTCGTCATCGCTATACTTGTATTCAATGCCCATAATAACATAATACCCGGTTAGAAATTCATCAACCTTGTGACCTTCACCTCTACTATCTTCTTCAATCTTAGGCTGATTCTTACCCGACTCCATTTGCTCCTGCTTTACCTCAAATCCAGCTTCTTTAGCTTTTTCGTTCTCAGTATTTGCAACCGCATGGCTGGTGTTAGAGTAATTGTAAATAGTAACTGGAATTTTCATGTATCGGTATAGGGCTGGATTAGTTGTATCTAATTCAACCACTAATTTCATCTTGTCTAATTCAACTAAATTCTGTACATTATTAATTGCAGAATAAGCATAGTGTAAATGTACGTTGTCAGCTGAATGCTGCATGCCGATGTATTTGTGTTTAATGATTGTTTCAAATTCATCTTCTTTAACGGACTGATTACCCTTTAGTGCAACTTCATTATCCTTGATGGTTGAACTTACTAGGGATTCTACATCGAACTCTAACACTTTACCACCTTCTTCGTTCATATCAAAGTATTGCATCGTTCTCTTGTATCCGTTTTCCAGTGCGACGCGAGTAGATGCATTAATCAAATTATAAGACTTAATATGATTTGTAGTATTCTCAATGTTATGGTGATTAGATAAAATCAACTGTGCTTTTTCTTCAGCAGATCCTTCCTTCGGGTCTCCTTTTCTTTCGTCAAACAACTCAGCTGAAATCAACTCATCCATTTCAACTTCTTCTTCAGCGTCAAAAACCTTTTGAACATCTACGAAATTAACATAGTAATATGGATCTATTGAATATGTTTGAAACGTTTCATCTGAAACGTAAGAGTGTAAAACCGTTTTCTCTAAAAGTTCCGCCTTTGATTGCCAAGCACAAATCCTTGTCATCATATCGTTGGTTGCATCGACATTAGTTGCAACCCCTAACTTCATATCCTTTACGATAGAAATAATATGATCATAAGAATTAGCAGCACCATAGCTCTTACAACTATCATTGTAAAATTCTGGAATTTTGGCAATGGCTCTAACTTTATAAACAGATCCATTAGTATTTTTATCTTCAGTTGTGACCGGAAACCCTCTAAATTCTAGAATGTGAAAATCCATTCTCAGGTCTTTATAAGTATCGTTAAAGTCCATCGTTATTTTTAAAGATAGAACATCACCATCTCTCGGTAACTGAGATACGGCAAAGACATCGCGGGTGTCAGCCAGTGTGGCATTAATCTCTGGATATTTACCTGTTAAACTTAAGGTAAATGCATCAACCTCACCGGGTTGAAATACATAATCGTTAATCTTGATGTATGGTTGATTTCCACCCTGAAATGCAGAGTGGTGATCTCCATCTTCACTTTCGGCCAAATCAGGCCATTCAATATCCTCAAGTTTGATGGTGGGTTCAGTGATCGTAAGTAAGTGACTATTTAGACCCATTATTCTTCGAAGTTTGTAGGATTAGCGCTTCTAATTCCATCGACAACCTTGTAATTGCTATCTCCGGTTTTATGTCTATTTGGTGGTAGGTTTTCCTTTGAACCATTCTCAAGCTGTGCAGACTTTTGTTGCAAGAATTCTAGACGCTTAACGTCTTTCTGAGTCATTCTTCTCTGAGAAACAAACTTATCTTTAGCTGATTCACCTGTCAACCTTGTAGGTTTAATAAAGCCTACAAAGTCAGTAGTGTATAACGGTATTTCTAATTCATCACCGGCATTCATTGAAAATGGATTTGAAATGGCATTCCACTTTAGAATAAGGTCGGTCATTGAATCGTCCTTGTAGTACTTGAGAGCGATAAGATCTGGGCGACCTTCTTCGTCTTCTGTTACTCTATGATTCTGAAACACACTAGTGCCTTCTTTGAACACTGTTACGGGTTCAGTCATGATGGCTTTTTCAAGCGTAATCTTCTTTCTATCTAATGTATTGAACTTCATTATCCTTGTGCCATTTTCTTCATGATGTCGTTAGGACCTTCCTTCATATCTTTGTTACCGTATACAGATACTGAAACTCCACCTTCACCAACGTCTACGCCACCTTTAGGAGCTAGGTATAATCTACCTCTACCACCGTTAAACATAGATTCGATGTCTGACTTATCTCTAGGTCTAGCGTGTTTTAATTCAATCTCAACGCTAAGTTGAGTTGGAAAGCCATCGTATGAAAGTTCTCCACTGAATTGAAAATCAGCTGACGCACAGTATAGGTTTCCAATTACGGCGATAGGATTGAGAGGATTACCAACCGTTAAGTGATATTGACCCGTCGCGTCACCAGTTAAGAACGCATTAACGGCCTCACCACCTTGCGGAGTATTAAACATTTTCATTAGAGATCCACCGATTAGGTTGTTTCCAAGCTTAGATCCCATCAAACCATTTTGTGCAATGTCTGATGCGATGTTACCAATTCCTTTCATGGCTGATCCGACCAAACCGCTTAGGAAGCCACCGAAGTCACCACTCTTAATCTTGTTAATATCTCCAAATGGCTTGTTAAACTTACCGCTACCACCCGTATATCTTACAGCACCTCCCCAGAAGTTACCGTTGTTATATGTTAAAACTAGTAGGTTGGCCATCAAATCTAAGAAAGCAACTCTAGGATTTACACCTTTAATTTGACGTAAGTCATATTCAAATTTAAGCTTTATATCGTTTGAAAAATCCAAACCAGCCTGACGAACCGCAACCTTTTTGATAACGTTAATAGGACCAAATTCATGGTTAGGATAGGTTCCCTTTGTAGCGTCAAATCCACTCTTAGCATTATTAGTTTGAACTGCATTCATACCGTTTGCAGCTCCATAGATTCCACTCAATAGAGAACTTCCTCCAATCTTAGAACCTAACATTCCACCTGCACCGCCCGAACTACTATTAATAGTTTGCAATTCGGATTCAACGTCCTTCCAAGTAGTACTGACTTTAAACTTAAGAATATCTTCAAGCTTATTACCGGCTGATTCACTCATCCATGTCACGGCTCTAGCCATATCCGGAGTCACTTTATCAAAAGGCTGACCATTTGCATCAAGAGCTCTAACATGTAGAATGTCATCTTCTACTGGCATTGGAAATCTTCTCAGTGTTAGAAGATAATCGTTAGAAATCCTACCATAGTATTTCGCAAGAGCAAAGTCGGCATACTCATATTGATACGCCTTGCCACCCTTATCCTTCGTGTATTCAATAATTTTAGAAGCAGTTGGATTTCTAGCTAACACGTTTTCAGGATCACTTCCAGCAAATAGAGATGGCTTATTATAATACTCCGCCGCAGGTGATGAAGCATGAAATGGAGTTCCTCTCCACTTCATAATTGACCAGGCGTTAAATAGAGACCAATAACCCTCTTCTCCTTCAATGGTGTACTTCTGAACACCGGCCTCTTTCTTTTTCTTTTTAGAAGCATTGCCCTCCGATCCTGCGGCCTGAGAAGATTGATCAACTTCGTACTTTTCAGACGTTATAAGATTTGGACCGTACATTGGTTCAAATGACGCAATCTGCGGATTAATACTGTCCTCTGTAATCAGTCCAACTGAAGGATTTGTAGGAGGTGTAGAGTTTCCCTTTCCTTTACCGGAACCTAGGTTCTTTCTCTCTTTACCGCCCTTGGTTGAAACTTTCTGGCCAGCTACTCTATCCCATTGTGTCCCAGCCTCTCTAGAAACATCATTCCAAAATCCAGCGCCCTGATTAGAAGCGTTGTTTACGTCTTTGCTCAGCACTGAACCTACGAAATCGCCAAAACCCATACCCTATTGTCTTATTTTAGGGTATATATCAATCAATGCTATCCAGCTCGTCGAAAGTTGCGCGGTGAATGATGTCTTCGACCCAATTCCTTTTATTAGGTTCTCTATCTTTTAGGAAGCGCTTTAGGGCC